ATCAGGAGTTAACACATAAATTTTACCTTTGTGATTATTCTTTAAATTATCTAAATAATTTTTATACTGAACACCAACATCAACATTACCTCTGATAATCTTTGTATTAGAGATGTGTGACATTAACGTATCCATTCTGAAACTGACTTTATTTAGCTCAATTTCACCTGAATATAATCCTACTGTCAATCCTCTATTTGCTGCAGCAACAATTGACTTTAACAAACACCATGACTTACCCTGACCAGATCTTGCAATAATAGTTGCATATTCATTCTTTCTATCCCATCCACCAAGAATCTGATCTAATTCTTTAAATCCTGTTGTAACATAATAATTCGTTAAATTTGAACATTTATCTAAATACTCATTGTATCTTGAAGTATCACTCAAGATATCAACAGCATCCATATGTTTATTTTCAGAAGCTTCATTAGCTGATTTAGACAACAAAGACATTGCTTCATCTGTCTTACCTTCAATTAATAAGTTTCTAATCTTATTAAATGTATCTGCTAAGAAGTTTTCATTCTTTCCTCTAAACAATTCATCTACAATATAATCTACAGACTCATCTACTTGAAGTACTTCAAAATCTGGAAACACTCTTATAAATGTTTCTAAATCTGGAACTTGATTATAAGTCTTATAATGATTATAGATAAAATTGAATTCATTTCTATAATTTGGAAAATAATCCTCTGTTAATCCATTATCTAATATTATCCTAAAATTCTTAGATGACAGAATTAAATTTAACATCTGAAGCTGAACTAACATCTATATTCACCTACATTTCTATTATCACCATCTTTAATTTCTTTAATTGTAGAATACTTGACAATTCTACTATAAAGTCTTTCATCTAAAACTTGCTTAAGTTGCTTCGGCATAAGATTCGATGTAAAAATACAACTTTTTAAATTATTTGTTCTCTCATCGATCCAGTAATACAAATTTCCCATATCGTACTGACTTACATCCTTTACCCCTAAATCATCGAAAACAACTAATTTTGCTGTAAGTATTCTTTTCTCCATCTCTGATACTTTTGTATACAACTCATGATCATTAATCGCTAACTTCTTCTCATTTAAAAAATTAGTCACATTAATAAACAATCCTGGACAATTATTCTTAAACTTAACATCACATACATCTGAGATATACTCTCTTAAAATCTTAATTGCCCATGTAGTTTTCCCATTTCCTACATTGTTAGAACATATTAAAAGATTCTTACCTTGATCAACAAAATCTTCAATATTCATCTTAATTTCATTCAATTCCTTAAAAGTTACTTCGTCCACTTTTGCTGGAATTAAAGATATATATTTAAGATATCGTTTAGGTATATTTGAATTATTTATGTAAACATCTAATAATCCCATTAATCCTCCCTAAATAACAATTTGTTACTTAGAAATGAATACTACTCTCTAAGTAACAATTTTACTATAAAACATTCTAAATGAAATGTAAACTAAAACTCCAAATTAGAACGTTCCTCTAACTTATCTGCTGACTTAGGTTCAAATCCTTCTGATGATTGTACTAACCAAGCTTGTTGCAAGTACTCCTCCATTTTTGTACCAAACAATGTACTAGGTCTAAGATAATTAACACTTAACTGACCACCAGAAAATACTTTAGGATGTTCTCCCCATTCCTTCCATTTAAAATCTATAACATCATAGAAGTCCTGCAAAGTGGCGCCATCATTGAGTCTTGCTTTTATAACTTTCTTTGCTCCCGCTGAAGTTGGTCTAAATCTTGTTCCACATACTTTATTAAAGTATTCAATGATTAAAGCTACTTTAGAGTTTAGATCTTTTTCTTTACTATATTTATCTATATTCTTATTAATAATATTATTATTAATATTATCTATATTATTCTGTAAACTTTCTTTACTTTCTTCCTCAATCTCAGGTAAACTTTCTTTACTTACAGTGTTAACTTTCTTTACATCATCTACATAGTAACTAGATACATAATATTTATTATTTGGTTTAGAATCTTCTCTGATAATCATACCGCTACTTACAAGATTTTTAAGAGCCAATATTACTCCTTGCCTTGTACTATTGGTCCATGACTGAAGATACTCTAAACTTCCATTATAACAGCTCTTACCATCTTGACAGAATCCATAAATAATTGCATAAATTATTAATGAATTACCTTTTAAACCTAGATCAGTTGTCATCCAACCTTGAATAGTTATATAGTTCTTACTTTTAATCATTTAACATAATTTCCTTTTTAATACTATAAAGTAATGACTTAATTTTTACCTTCAACATTTTGTTTGAGTAACCTTTTATATTTTTTAATGCTTCTTTAAACTCCTCTTTTGATACTCCATAATACTCTTCATAATAATTATAATAATCCATATTGATGTCACGTAATCCTCTTATTACAACTCTCTCATCATACTTCTCATAATTATTATAACAAATAATATCTAAAAGTAAACCACTGAAAGCATCTCCACGATCAAAATATTCTGATATGTAAATTCTAGTTCTATCTATCTCACTTGAGTCCATATCAAAGAGTAAGCCATCAGCTGCATCGCTAAACTCTTCGTGTGCACCATCCAAACTTAAAACATTGAAGTTTGATCTTCTTCTAAAAGCATTAAACTTAGATAACATTATACTTCTTTGACGTTTTAAAGAAATGTGAAACGCTTTATCAGGTGCAGCATAATCTCCGTATAATGAGCTACTGGGATTCTCCCATACTCTTTTTTTTAGAACATATCTTATAGTATCTATAACGCAGTCATGGCATTCTTCAAATGTTACATGTCTATTGCATTGTAAGTATACTCTTCCTGCATAACCCCAAAATCTACATACTATAGCTGCAAAGTAAACTTCAGACAGAGGATCATTTTCATGCTTAATGTATTCATAGAAAAGATCATTTTGATTCATGTCTTTCCAATTTACTTCATCAGCTTTTTTTCTATAACTTGCATATACTTGTTCTAGCATCTTAAAATACCAAAATATTATTTCTATTGAATTTAGTTACAGGATCGTCACCTACATAATTCTCTAATACATGTCTTCTCATCACTTCAGGAGTATCTTCAATGCACTCCCCTACAATCTCAGCGAATCTTTCCATATTTTCTAACTGAGCCTCACGGTCTAAGTAAACTTTACCTAACATCATAAGCTGTTCAAGACATTCACTGATAATCATGCCTGTATGAAACTGATTATTAAATACATTATTATTTCTGAAGAATCTATCACTATAGCACCAAATAGATATGGTCTCTCTTTCTCTAAGAAGATCAATAAACTCCTCATCAATAATATATCTACCTGTTCTAGGATTTAAAAGTCCATCAGGAGTTCCATGACCAAGTATAATAATTTTATCGTGGCATTCAATTTGTTCTTTAGCAATTTCTCTACATACATCATTATTGTAGATGGTATTACCCTTAAATGTAATGACATCGTATCCTCTTCCTTCATAAACAAGTCTAAGGAAATCTGTACTCCTATCATCTGGGTGAATAACCAATACTCTTGACTTATTATCACTCAAAAAGTCAATAGCATTTTGTTCAAAATAATGCTGCATATCAACAGGAACTTCATTATCATTAAACACACGATACTCACTGTTATGATATGCATAACTTTCATAGCCATTAGATTTGCTAATTAACTGTGCTCTATCTCTGTAATTCACTTTCCTACCTCCTTAATATGCGATTCCTGCAAAACTCCATGAGTATTCAGGAAGTTCTTTTTCAATTCTTCTTCTAGCATTTTCCTCACTAACTGCATATCTGCACTGAATTCTTTTTCCATCTTCAGATACAAATTTGTAAGTATTAAACTTCTGGAATCTTACACCAGAGTTCTTAAGCCTACCTTCTCTGATAATAACTCCAATCGTAGATGTTTCGCTGTTGTATGAACCAGCCAGTGTCTCACAATCAGCGTAATGAAGCTTAAACTGTCTGTAAGGCATTTCATATACGAAATCACCATCTCTAAGAGAATCCATCTGTTCCTGAGCTTTCTTCTGCTCTTTCTCTTCTTTGGTAAGAGCTCTTTCTACTATTTCAAGAACCTTTACTCTAGTGAGAACAATCTGATGTTCGCCTCTATAGTCATTCTCTCCCTTAATAGAAGCTTTGATCTTAATAACAGATCCTTTAGCTGGAAACTCGGGAATGAGAGAGCCATCTTCCTGCTCAACATCCATGAACAGCTGGCTAGAAGTCTTCCAGACATATACTTTGCCGAATCTATCTTCGAACTTGTAGATAGCAACGTCTGTACCTCTGTAGCTATATGCATTTGACCAGAAATGATACTCATTTACGAACTGTACAACATCCTCGAACTTTTCCATATATCTTACCTCTTTACATTATCATTATATCAAAAATAAAAGGGTAGGTAAACTAAATTTACCTACCTTTATTCAGTTATTTCGAAGAACATATCTAATCCTACCTGAGATTGTTCTTTATTTGAATGCTTGTGATTAATCTGATCATCAATGTTTTCTTGAGCTAATTTATGCTGAATAGCAGGAGATGTAACACAATAATCAATGGCATTAGGATATTCTACTTCGTATTTATGACCTTTGTAACTATATTCAACAAATGTTGAAAACTTTTCATAGTGCTTAACTCCAGTTGGAGTAGCATTATTCTTCGCAGCTGTAGTCTTCATACTTGATCTCCGCGATCATTGTAATTGTGCATGGTTCTACATTCTTGTAGTAATCACCTGAATATGCTTCCATGATTTCTTTTTTAGCTTCTCTATAATTCTTGGCATTCCAGTATTCAGTTGCATGGTACATACCGTTTTTGTAATAAATTTCATAAATGAATCTTTTCATATCTCTTACCTCTTTTTTTTATTTACAAATACATTATATCAAATAAAAAATGGCAAGTAAACTAAATTTACTCGCCATTAAATTATATTCCTAAAAGTTCTTTAAGCTCATCCAGATCATTAATTTTGCCGTCTATGATGTATTCTGAAATGTTCTTTTTAGTATTTAATAGGCTCCAAACACGTTCATCCACGGTACCTGTGCATATCAGGTCATAAATTATAACAGGCTTTGGTGTTCCTATTCTATAGCATCGATCACATGTTTGTTCGAATTCACTCCAAGTCCATGCAGTGTCTATATGAATTTCATATGAAGCGGCTGTAAGTGTGACTCCTGTTCCCATCTTTTGAACAGTTCCTAAAAAGACTTTATTATCTTCACATGCTTGGAATTTATCAATATTATCTGATACTTCTTTATCTGTGAGATCTCCAGTTCCTATGAGCGGCTTATATTGTCTCAACTTATCAGCTAATAAATATAAAGGTTCTTTAAAGTAAGAGAAGATAACTACTTTCTCTCCGTTCTGGCATATCTCATCTACAAGATCAATTGCTCTTTCTAACTTAGTTGAAGTTATCTCCGATGTACTTAATACAGATGGGCAAGAGGTAGCTTGCCGTAGTCTAGTAATCATTCCCAGTAAGTTGGATGTATTTATTTTTACTCTATCAACATCGTCTAATATTCCATTCATTATGTTTTCGTAGAACTTTTGATGAGTTGAATCCATGTCGACATACTCAGGAATAATTGTTTTAGGAGGTAAGTTAAGAATAGATTTGTCTCGTCTTAATGAGCATGACTCTATCTCATCTTTCAATATATTTATATTCTTATACCCAACAATTTGATTGTGACCAAATCTTTGTTCATATACGCAATAATAGTTTTTAAAATTGGTCCATGTTGAATTCTCTTTTCCTACAAATCTCAAAGGAACATAGGCATCCAAAGGAGAATTCATTAACAATGTGCCTGTCATACCTATATGTCTTTTACCTATAGATGAAAGCTTAAGTAAATTTTTACCTTGTTGACTTGATGGAGTTTTAGATTTATGAACCTCATCAAATGCTATAAGATCGAAGTTATTTTTGCTATTTTTTATAGCATCAACAATTGTATTATCTCTAAGAGATTCTATATTTAATATTACAAAGAATTCCTCTATAGGCTTGTATAATTGTTCTGCCCTATCTTTAATAGAAGCATATGTAACTCTACCTTTAGAATTAATTCTTTCCCCTACAATTATACATGATTCGTCTGAATGTTTTTGTATTTCCTTTTTCCAGTTATTCTTTAAAGAATTAATTCCACATATGATCAGACAATGCTCATAATTCTCTTGTGATTTTAATTCTTCGGCTAAGTATATGATTTGAAGCGTCTTTCCAAGGCCTGGAGGATCGCACAAGAGGCCATTAGGATTATTTAATAACCATTTAATCCCATCATATTGATAATCAAACGGCTTTGTTTTATAATCTAATGTAAGATCATATTCTTGTTTCTCTGTATCAGGAAGAATTTTTAAAGTGATATTATCTAATTGTGATAAGCTATCTATCAAAAAAGCCAGCTGGTTAGCCGGTATTTCCCAGAATCTTTGTTTCTTATGCCATAAAGCGCCATCTGATTGCTTAAGAGTATTTATTATCTCTTGATTAAACTCAAAATCTACTCTTAATGATGTTTCACCTGGGCACTTAAATGACTTTATTTCTGATATATGAATCACTAAAACAACTCTGTTTCGTCAAGCTTAAGTTTTTTAGGCTTATTGATAGGAGTTGTATAGTCTTCATCAAAATCTTCACCATTATCTACGGTAATGTTAAAACTTAAATTAGCGTGAATTTTTAACTTCGATAAACATGACTCACATATAAACTCTTCATCATAATTAGAATCATCACCTAAATAGAACTCTATTTCTCCAGAAGCATTTCTAGTGATATCTTTTTGTTTTCCAAAAAAATCATTAGGTAAAAATATCTCTGATGGAAGATATTCTTGACCACAAACAGGACATTTAACAACAACTAAATCTTTCATATCTATCTCCTAAATATATTATACAATATAAGGCACATAAATTTAAACTAAAATAAAAGAGGTATTTCTACCTCTTAGATTTCATGATGTCAGCTATTATTTTGACGTACTCATATATCTGTAATAACTTTTCATTCACCGTCAATTTTTACATAGGCTGAATTAACTTTTCTAAAAGTATTACCTATATTAACGTATTTACCAGTCTTAGATCATATACCATAGTATTGTTGAGTAACTCCTCAATCTTCTAATTTTTTAAGTTTTGATATGTCTACAGTGACAGGATCTTCGCTTTCTGGAGCTTCTGTTTGCAGCGTATATATACCATGATATCCTTGTTTAGATGGGTCAGCTGCATCTGCTCATCCGTAGTTATCTGGCATTAAATCACATCAACCTATAAACACATAGTCACCTGACATTTCGTTGTTATGACTTGGCGAATGCTTAGAATATCTTGTTTGCGTAATATTGTAATATTCTGTGTCAGTATATTTTACATATGATCCAGAATTATTCATTATAAAATAATTAAACTTCATTGTATTAGAATTAAGAGTTCATTGAGCCCACAATGTTACATCTTTATTTGTAGAATCAGTATTCTCTTTATTATACGCATCATCATTTGCATATTCATTTGGTTGTAGTTTTCTACATGTTCCTGTCTGGTCAGATCATCCAGCAAATACATAACCTAATTTTGTTGGAGTAAATGGAGGCATTCTCACTGAATTATTAGCTCCGTAAGTTTTATCTACTGTGTAGTCAGATATTTTTCCGTATTCTTCTGGAATTTTACCACCATCTAAATTGAATTTAATCTTATAAGTCTGAGCTTCTCACTGACATTTAAGGGTAAAGCTACTTGTAACTTGGTCACTAGGTGTAGCCATATTTCCATTTGAATAATATCATTCATTTGTTCTCTTGTAACCCTTTAATGTTGCTGTAGGCAAAGTACCTAGTGTTCTGTAGGTTCAAACTCTATCTCCTGAACCTACAGCAAAAGAAGCTTTTAATATTTTTGATTCATCGGTAAATGTATATGTAGCTCCAGGCTTATATCCACCTCAATCAGCGAATGTGTATGTTATAGGCTGTCTTCATGATCATGCATATTCTTTATCATCTATATCAGATCCGCCTCTAGAGTTAAATGATACAGTATATGTTCCACTTTTTGTGTCAGTATAGCCAGATTTAGTATAACCATTTTTTATAGTTGTTGTACCAAATCAATAGTTTTCTACAACAGCTCCATACTGGGTATCATCATCTTTATGATAATATAACTTACATAATGCTCCTTGGCCTGTTTCATTCACATTAATTATTATGTTAAGTGTTTCACTTACGATATCAGTTACGGAACTACCTGTAATGTGATTTATACCTAAGGAACATTTACATATAGCTGCACCTGTTTTAGTGCTACTTTTTGCAACTTTTGATACGTCTAAAGTACTAGCAGTACTAGTTCCATACACAACAGCTTCTGTAGATGAACTATAAATAGTCTTTGTTCCTGTTCATCTTGTTGTTGTGGTGCTGAATGTGCTGGAACTAAAACCACTTGATGAGGCTGATTTTGTATTTATAGCTACATTTATAGGTGAGCTGTTATAAGCTGCTTTTACACTAAATGTTACAGGTCCTGTTATGTATGCTCCTTTATTGTTGTATCCGCTTAACGTTCATGACGCATAACCATACAACATAAATGAACCATGTGTGTATATTCTAACTCATCCAGTATTATATGTTTTTGAGGTGCTTGATAATTTAACCTCTTCTTGTAGAGTTAAAGTAGATGTTACTGCCATATATGTTTACCTTCTAGACTGTATACTTAAATCAAAAATCACCATTAGAACCTAAATTATTTGGTGGACTATCTATACTAGCATATAATGACACGCCATTTGACTGAAATTCACCACTTTTAACTAAAGCAGCTTGAGTTTTTAAATAGGTTATACCATTAACAGTTCCATTTGTAGCTGACGTTCCTGAATCAGAGTTAACATATCTTACAATTCCCGAGCTATCCACATATACAGGTCTCTTAGAAGAACCTACTCCGCTCTTCATGCTATTTAATGTACCATTGTACGTATCAATTAATTCTACTTTATTATCTTGAAGATGATTATTTGCATCGCCTTTTATACCATTACCAGCTATAACAACATTTTGCTTTTCACTTAGTGTCTTTGATACAGATTTTAAACTATTTGGATCACTTGAAGAATCAAAAACAGAGTCACTTGATAATCTAATTTTATTGACTAATTGTCCATCTCTTGATACTTGTAGCTGATATCAATCATAGTAATCAGTATCAGACTCAATGAAAGGATCCGTACTCAATACATATGCTAATCCTTTAAAGTCATTATTTATGTCTATATCTTTTGATTGAGTTGCTGAATTCTCAATATTAACTAACGCATATGAACCTTTCTCAACCTTTATAGCAACTCTAAATGTTGGATATGATCCGAGTGTAAATCCTTTTATTTCGAAATAATATCCGTGTAAGATAACTCTTAGAGGTTCTCCCTTCCTCAATGATTGCTCTGTAGACAAAACATAACAGTCTCTATCTACAATTGAATTAATGATATTTACAAAATTTTTCTCACTAGTAAAATTTCCACCACTTACAGCTGATCTGTAAGAAGAAGGAAATACGTTTATAGAATTTTTAGAAAAATAATTCATAATACTCTCCTGTTATATTTTATCCATTTTTAATTGTTCTATCTATATCTCATTTATAACTTACAAATATAGTCCAGTCAACCTTTAAGCTTGATCCGCTTCCAATTTCTAAAGGAGTATCAAGATGTACTACAGCGCACTCTTTATGTGATGGATCTACGCTTAATAATCTAAATTCACCAATCGTGGAGTTTTCGATGTAATTACTTGGAATTAAAAATGATAATACTGCTGTGCAAAATCCACCATCTGTATTCTGTTCATCATCAGTGTAACCATTTCAATATGAAGCCGGAATGCCTACCTTTGTGTTAATTACTGGGTAGCCATTTCCTATCTGTGCCCCGTCTGTATCAAATGGGAGAATAGTTCCAGGTCGAGTGGCCACTACATATTCACCTGTTAATGCTCTAGCAATATAGTCACACATATTGATTGTTCCTGTATTGTGAGCAGTTATTTTTTTCATGACCTCACCGTCTCTCATAACAGATATTGTAACATTACCAAGAGTCGATGCGCCATCAATTATATTAGCATTTACTTTCTCATTCATATAATATTCTCCCACTATTTAGGAATCTCTTCATCACCATACTCATCATTATAGACAAATGTTTCTATAAATTGGTTAGGCATATTATTAAGACCTCTAATATCAGGATTGACTCCTGATGTAAATGTATTATTACCAACAAGTAATCTCTTTGAATTTTCTCATTCACCTGTAACAATAACATTTTCAGCTGTTTCAGGTTCACTATGATACATATATGTTACAGTCTCATCATCAAGATTATAAGATTTATATCTAATTATTGTGTATGTGAGACCTGATGGAAGTAAGTATTTAACAAGATCCTCTATAATTCCTAGTGTAAACAAATCATCTGGAACTCTTATGGTTACGTTATAATTAGACATCGAGACTGTCTCTACTTCACTTTCACCTACAATATTTTCAATTCTCATTAAAATATCAACGCAGTATTCAAGTGCAGCAACAGTTCCTTTGTTTCTCATTAAATATTTGAAACAAGTAGTGACAGCTTCAAGATCATCTAAATCTCAAGTATGATCTGGTTCAAAATTAAGTGTTTTAGATCTCAATCCTGTAAGTTTATTATCTATATTTGTATCTCATATACTCATATTATCAATATGCATTTTAACATAATTGAATAATGCAGTATATAATCTAGCTATAACTTGATAATCTCTTGATTGAGAGCTATATTCAAACGGAGTTTGTTTTACTATGTCAATCATTAGTAGTCTCCATTTCTCATGTCTTTAACAATTTCAATCACAGATCCTTGAAGATCGATTTGAGCAACGGTCATTTTGTTAGCAATATTATTTTTATCTCACATTGCATAAGAATCTTTAAAATCAGTAACATCCATAGCGATACTATTATCTAATTTATATGGATAGTAAGGTTTTGTCGAAGGAACATCTGAATTAGCAATTAAATTAGACATTTCTTTTAATATTCTTTGTAGATCACAACCTTCTATATTACTTAATTCTGGATTCAATCCATTTATAACCACAAGATCTTCTACAGTTAGAACTTCATTTCCATCAGAAACTTTTCCAGTTCATGAAAGAGTCAACGTTATCTCGTAATTAGAAGCAGCAGTTCCTTGAGGAGCAACAGGTACTAAATAATAAGAAGAATCTCCTTGTAATACTAGCTCTTCTGTTGCTTGAATAAGAGCTCCTTCAGAGTTTCTAGTATTATAATCCTTTATAAGTAACTCAATTTCAGTTGTATCACTTCCTTCTTTTTTAGATCCACTAAACTTAGCCTTAATAGGTTTCCGAGAACCTGTAATATGAACAGGAATCATATAAGCTTCTTTATCAGATAGCGAGTTACAGAAGAATGTGTATTGTTTTGTTCTTACTTCCCCATCATCTGATCCTGTTGGGAGCTTAATACCTCTTGCATATGATTTTCCATCTTTTGAATATGCAAAGAATTTCGTATCATCTGTAAGATTTACGATATTTCCAATTCCTACACAATATTCAGAGGATTGGATATAGCAATTATCTTTATTTTCAGCACTTACAAGAATATCTCTTCCATTCTCTCTAAAGTATACTCTCTGAGCACTAATTAAATTTGAGCCTGATTCATCGGTTGTAGTAAATAATTGTTGCTCGACACCCGGACCTACGTTAAGATCTAATCTAGATTTAATGCTGTAGAAATTGTTAACTTTTGGAAGTGTTACAGAGCTTCCATTAATTGTGTATGTTATTGAACCATCACATATTGAGAATGCATCTTCAGTTAAACTGCCTGTTGAAGCATCGTAGCCTAAAATATTAAACGCACGACTACTTCCGACACGAGGCATAAGATCCGATGATCATCCAACAATCTTTATTCTATCAGTCTCTCCTAAAGTTATAACATTCATCTCAGTTATATATACAGGAGTCTTAGTGAAGTCAATATTTTTTCTTCATGGTACAGATGACGAGACTCCTTCATTAGAAATTGATTCTATAGTTAAAGTATTTTCAGAATCTATTGACCACTGATTGAAATCTGTGACAGATCCTTTCAGTTCAAGTTTAGTTCCAGCCCCGAGAATTAGTAACTCATTTAGAGATGAATTTGTATATATAAAATACTCGTTGTTTCTTAAAATTCTTTCTCTAGTTCCATCACTAAACAGTGTGTTTTTGTTATCTTTGTCACTATTAATGATTCAATAGCATCATATACCTGTATTTCTTAACTCAGTTGTCATCAATTTTCTCTTAGAAATTGTCTGATTAGAGCTCAAGGTTTTAAATACATTTGTTTTACTTACACCGTTTATATCTGTTCATGTCTTACTAACACCAACAGTTCCTGAGACATCTGTAGGAATTAAATCAAATGAAGCGTTGATAACATCACCTGGATTCAGTAAGGCTGTAAATGGACTACCATCTTTAGAATACACTAAAATAATTTTTTCTCCAGCCTCTAAAGTATGATCAGTATTAGCTTTTATTACGCTTGTTGGATCGCTGCTTTCATATCTATAATTTACATATACAGAGTAAGTTGTATCTGAATAATAGTTAGGATAAATTATTTGGATCGATTCATTTTTATTTAAAGTATAATCAAGATTAACAACATCAGATTCAACAGACTTTATATTAATCTCTTTTTCGATCAAAATATCACCTGTTGCTGATAAAGCAGTCTTAGTAGCAGTTGTTGAGATATTTGATCCATCATCTAATCTGTTAACTATGCTGATATCGATATCTACTCCTTTGGTTCAAGTAATAGTTTTCGATATCTTTCCATTAGCGTCGAGTTCATATAGGATAAATTTATCCCCATCTTTAAGCGTATATGATAACCCATTGTAGACTGTCTGAGAAGCATCTTCGCCAGCACCTAATGTAAATTCATACATATAGTTTGAACCTGAAGATTTGTATTGAGTAGTAGATGTTAGTTTCTCTCCTGTATTTTCATGAGTAGCATAGTCATCACTACTTGTCGTTAATGGAATATATAACTCAGTCTTAACAGTGCTTTGATGATCAACATCATATGAGAATATTTGGCCATCTGTTTGTCCATAATCATATTTAAAATCTTCATTAAAATCAAATAAACAAACTCTTCCAGCTAAAACATTCTTTGTTATAAGTTCTGCAATAATATCTTCTGTAAATGGTTCTTCTTTTCCATCAGGAAGCATTGCTTTTGTTGTGTATTGAATAGGAAGAATATCTACTCTTCTGATTCTGGAGTCAGAGTCAACAATTGCACTTTCAATTTCTTCAACATCTAACTTAACACCAAAGTTTATGTTTCTTAAATTAAATTTTTCAGAGATAGTTTTATATACATTACCGACAATTTCATTTTTCTCTATTTCGGTAACTTTATTGTAAGGTGTAATCAGAACATTTAGTGGGGCATAATTCTTAAAACAATAGATATCTCCTGTTACTGGATCATTTCATGTATGAGATATACATTTAGATTTTTCTATATCAGATTTTATTTCTTCTCTAACTGAACTAGACACAGGAGTAAATGAATTTTCATATGCTAACCAGTATTTATCAGCATTATAATCGCTTATAACAAATGACTTGAATGCATACATTACGAGATCATATGGAGTCATTGCCTGAGTAAGAACTGCAAAATCGTTTAAGTTTATACTCTTTTGTGGCACAAAATTGACTCTACTAGAAGATGTAGATGTATTTACATACAGTTCATCATTATCAGTGCAAAAGTACATATCACCAGGAGGAGCTGAAGTGATACCTTGAATACCAGCTAAAGAGCTCCTACCTTTAAAATTAAGAGAACACTTCGATGTACTTAATGTTTTAAATCTTTGGAAATTATTATTAATATCTCAGCTTATTACTTGGGCTGATTTGTTATAATCTGTACGTCTGTCTGTAACAAACACATTAGAAACAAGTGGACTATCATTGCTATCAGTAAGCATGTAAATTTCGTTATCATAATCTTTACATGTGACTAATGTATTAAACGTGCCTACAACACGTCTAAACGACTGATACATCTCATCAATAGTTTCAGGATCTTTACCATTCGATATAGCTCCAGCATTAAATACTGAGAAATTTTCAGAAGAACGCTCTATTGCTTCTAAGCTATTGTCAACAAATGTGGAAGGACTCAGTATTTTAGTAAGAGTATTAGCGCTCACATTTCCCTGAGTTCCTGAAGTAGCAATATACTTGATTTCTAATCCATCTCCAATGATATTAGCAATATCAGTTGGAAATTCTATATAAGGAAGCATTTTTAGAGAGTCATAATCTATCTTATATATTCTAGATCCAAGAGGTTGAGTCAATAAGTAATTATTTCTCTCTCACAATGCGTCGTAGTCATTTTTATTTGTATTACGTATGTAAATACCATTTTGAGCTACCATTGTTTCTGGTAAATATAATCTATTATTATCATCTAAATTCTCGAGATTTATAACAGACATATCATTTATTGATAAAGTTTGAACAGTACCTTCAATAAATCTACAAGATGATGGAACTCCTGATTTTGAAATAGATAGATCTTCAATTTGAGTATATGAAACCGTCTCGTCTGAATCAGATATTACAAATGTAAAAGCTGGAACAGAGAACATATCTGATGTAGTATCACCTTCTGGTTGATTTCATACAAATGTTACATATCCATTAGCTGAAACATAATATCTAGGTGTATATCCGTTCATCTCTGTAATATTTCTTACAGATCGATCTTGTGTCGCTGATGGTAAAAATGCTTCTAATATATTCTTATCAATATTATAGTTATTGTGATCAGCAACAAAAGCTCCTTCTTTAAGAAGGACTACACCTGGATCCGATTCATTAGATTGCGAGGGATCTCATTTATTAGTTAATTGTTTAGCTAAATCAAGCATTTCAGGATATATAGCCCCGAAATCTTTGTTTATGTAGCTTAATGAACTAATTTCTTTATTCTCATTCATAAATATTACTCCATATCTATCTCTATACTTCAGCTTCTAAAAGCACTATGTTATATAAATCAGTACTGAAGTCGGCTTGATTGAGAGCTGTTATTTTTGCAGTGACTTGTCCTTTTCCGCTTCTAACAAGCTGAATATCAGCCCTATTGACTTTTATTTGAGGCATAAAAAGCGTGATAGCTGTATAAATATCGTCTATTAAAATATCAACTAACACAGTATCATTCTGATCATATAAATATTTTTTTAAGCTTGTTCCATAATAAGGATCACCAAAAAGTTCTCCTTTTTCTGACCAAAGAAGCATCTTTAAATTTTGTAATGTTGCATCATAATCAGACACTGTGTTAGTGACTGTACGTGTAAACATCTCTGGAAATTTAATTGATCTCATTATTATCACTCCAAATTTCATCCTGCTTTTACTTCAGGTTGATTATTTAACTCAAAATTTTCCGATCCTTGATATTTTATCTCTCAGTTTGTAGCAACTAACTCACCATTTTCATTGTATGTTAGCGTTCTTTCATCTGTATAGCTATTGAAAGGTTCCCATCTCTCATTGTTTCTGACACTAGATCCATAATGTATAACCATTGGAGCTAGAGGCTGATCTTGATTACCACTTGAATCTTTAAACGTTCCAGATGAATCTCCTATGCCACACACATACGCATTTCTATACTTAACAGTTCATGTATTACCAGAAGAACCTCCACCGTCGGATAATATAGGATCAATATGATTTATTAAAAATCCTCTTCATTTTCCGTCTGTATCTCCTCATGTGTATGATGGTCCGACAAAATTTCCATACGCTGTTCAAGGAAGTAGGCCAAGAGATAAATGTTTGTATCCAGCCCCAGGGTTATTAAAGGCAGAAAGAACTGCAGAATTTCCACTCTTACTTTCTACAACAGCTACGTGTCCAGGTGAAACAGCTCCAAAAACAACTATATCTCCAACTTGGACATCGTCTCAATTGTCTGTTGGAGATCAATGACCACCGTAATTAGTATATCAATTGTATGCGTTATTATATCCACCTTCAGCAGATCCGTTACCGTAAGGAGCAGCTGCACCTAAATTTCCTCTCATCTCAGCCGCTCTACCATGAGCATATCATGTGCACTCTCCTATATTATCTGAACCCATATAATAATAAGAACTGTCTAATGAAGTTGCCGCGGTACCTCTTTCAGGAGCTGTTGGATAACTTCCAGACCCTCCTCCTTGGTCATCTTCTCACTTATATGTTCCATTAAATCAATATCTACGTTGAGTTCATTTACAAAATAGCTTCAAATCTTTGTGAAAATCTCTCGTTATTGCAGGAATAAATGATAAACAATCATGATCGCTATATCATCCATTAGCTTTAGACTTATATGCAAATTCACTTCCAGCCGCGTCACCAGCCTCTTCTGCCATTACACCGCCATTGCTATCATATCCTTCCGGCAAGAAAAGAGTAAAATCTTCTTTAAGATATCCAGGATATCCTCACACATATTCAGTTATATTTTCTTTTTCTAGCTCTATAGGTATACCATTTATATACTCTATCTTATATAACCCTCATTCAAGCTCATTTCCGCGACGTACTTCTCTAATATTAGCGTCTTTAAATTTTATTCTAAATAAAGGTCTATTATTATGAAGTATTGGCATTTCTATCTATATATCTCCTTATTTTTGAATAATTTTATGATTCTTTAGATCTCATACTCCATCACGTAGTGCATCATCATCCTCGTACACACCTAAAAATCAATCTTTTAAAGTATCTTTTATTTCAAATTCTTCATTCAATTGATTCAGCTTCTCTTTAGCATGATCATCGCACAGGGGCATCCTATTATGCGGATTAATTCACTTGGCCTCTTTGTCACAATATTTACATTTCATTGTATATCTCCTATTACTATTCCCAATCTTCTCATAAACTTGAAGGAGGAACTGGTATGTTATCGATATCTGTAGCTTCAAGATGGCTTGTGTTATACAGCAGTCTATTTTTAACAGTATCACTAACAAGATCAATTTCTAATCTTCCTATTGTATTCATTTCACCTGCTGTTTCATATGCAATTATGCCACTTCCACTAGGATATGATGTTATTCCATCTGTATATCCAGATGGAATAGAAGTTCTTCAGGAGACAGCAGAAGTATTTTTAGGATGATTTCAGTGACCAGGAATAAGTATGTCTATGCCGTTTGTATTTTTAATTAAAAAATCAGCTCTGGTATAAAATCTTCCGTCTGCCGTGTAATTTTCATCTGTGAATTTATCTAAATGGCAAAACACAATCACATAATCAAATCCAAATCCATATTTTAAAGCATTTATGATATACTGAACATCTCTATATACACATCCTCCCTGATTATATGTAACAGATCCAGAATTTTGTTTTGAGCTATTGCTCGAGCTATCATTTCATGTATATAGAGATGTATGAATATACTCTTCAGTGCGGCTATCATAGCCATCATATCTCTTATAATTTCATCTGTATGTACCTGTATTGTTTTCTATACCTGTGTATCCTACATCTTCCTTCCCAGCAACATCATCCTCATCATACACACCATAAGTTTCTTGTCCGTTAGGAGATGGATAACCTACAGCTATAAAACATATTTTTTTATTTCCGACTTTCATAGTCTTGAACCCAGGAACAATATTACCCCATCCTTTATTACGAATATATGATAAAGCATCACTTGTTGTGCCTGTTCAACGTATAGATCTACTTCCAGACGATGAGACATTGTATACGTTACAAGCCATCATATTGTTGACAGAGTCAGCCCATGAGAAAGCGGTACTTATATTAGTTCTCTTCCATTCTCAGTTTCCAGTAGTTGTACCTAGATAGCCAACAGCATTCATCATATCTACAGTGTGGCGACAAAGTGCGTCATTTGTTCAAGATGAATAGCCGCTAGGAAGATATGATGTATCTGAAGGTCTTGTAGTATAAGCATCAACAAACTTAGTATTGGTAGCATCACCACAATCTAATACATATGTGGGCCTGCCAGAAGATATTAACAATTCTTTATATTTTTTTAAGTCTCCGCCTGCATAGTAGGGTGATCCGGAAGTCAAACTATCATGATCTAACGAGAATGTTTTTGATCCTCATCTATTTCCTCCATAATTATTCCACCCTGCATGAATATCTGACGTATATAAAATATCCAATTTGCCTGTCAACGGCATATCTATTTTAACATCGTATGGAAAATCATCAGTTGGATCATCATTAAATATTGATTTTCTGCGTAACAATGCATCGCTCATAACACTATTTCTCCTAATTATTAATTATATCTGATTCAGGTAGACTAGATAAGAAGTATAATGTATGATCAAATACATCTTTATCTAAATCTTGGCTAGCCACTAATTCATCATATTCATTGCCAGTCATTACTCTAATATGATCTGAATATATATCTACAATCTTACCATCTACTTTACGTTCAGTATTGGTTCATTGAACATACTCTTTAAGATCCTCAGGATTAAGTGATCCTGATCCTCCTCCACCACCTTCTTTTAAATCTACACCTTGATATAAATTAAATATATCTTGAGGAGTATATTTTCCTATTTTAGTATCTTCTGGTAAAACAACACTACCAGTAACTTCAAGTTGATTAAATAATCCATAAGCTTGAGTCGATTCAGGTACTTCAGTAAATAATTTACCAAGTATGATAGCCATATCATACTTGTCATCTTCAAATGTAACTATTACACAATCACCTACTTCAATACCTCTGTATGTACCAGAAGAAGTAGATAAAATAGCTTCAAACTCAGATTCTGTTTCAGTGTTATCTTCCATTAAAGGAACTCTAACATGAAATATATTGGAGTCTAGTTCAGGAATACTTGTTACGTATGCTTTAGTAACAATCATTATACAATTTCCTCCGCTCCAGCAACTCTCAACAACTTTAAAGTTGTTCTGTATCCATCACCTACACTTATAGAATCTTCTTGAGAAGTTATAAGATAATAGCCTGATGATATATGTAATTTACCAAAATATCATACATTTATCTTTACATATTGCATTAATATGGCTGGTTTAAGAAGACCTCTTAAAGTTATAGACGCTTCTACAGGATATTGAGTGACTTTTGTCCATCAAGTTGAATCAGCTTGAGTCATTTCATAGTTTAAATTTGTTAACTGAGGGGAATAAATTTTTTCTATTTTACCTTCAGTATCTATTCTAGTTAAATAATCACTATTCCCTAAATCTCTATTATACTTATAAAATAAAGATCAGTTCTGATTATTTGCTATACTAAAATCTGTAACTATGTTTGATGAAGGGTAGCCTATATCAACATTATAAGTACATAATTGATTTAATGAACTTGAAGCTCTCTGAACTTTTTGAACTTTAAAATAAGGTCCTCCGTATTGTTCCTGAAGATCTTCGTATGTCATAAGTGAGTATACATTTTGTTTTATAGCTGAATTAGTAGTTGATCCTGTAGGATTCATATAAGATACTAAGAATGCTATATATTCTAAAATAGATATATTAGTGCATGTTGGTATCTTAACAATTCTGTCATCGCTAGCTATAAAATTATTCATTTCAACAAGAGAGTAGTCTCTCATACCTTTAAACACATCTGTCAAATGATACTTAGAGTTTCTTAAGAGTTGTTTAATCTTATCACTAGGTTTCATTGTAACTGAAGGGAATGTATATGTTCCACTCAATGACAGCGATGACGTTGATACAGCTTCAATAGTATATGTTATAGAAGCACCTGTAATATCAAAACTGTTTGATATTTTAGTTATAATAGCCTCTTCATTTCTATACACATAATCAGGAAGCATAGCATCGCCATATGAAAAAGATATCTTAAAAGAATCTGATACAGAACTGAATATTTTCTCAAAAAAGTTCGGGTCATTATCTTCAGTTATCTGATACTTTATGGTAAGCCTATATTGATTTACTGTTCCATTGATCTTCTTTACAACAAGACTCTGAACGTAATTTGGATATCTAGCCGCTAATTCAGACACAACTCCATTTCTCTGATTTACCTTTATTCCATTTCTTTCAAATACTCCAAAAGAAAAGTTTCCAATTTTAACACGCACAAAAGGAGCTTCTACACGATTAGTTGAAGCTAATAATGATCCTACTCTATTCGATTCACGTGTTATACTTGCCATTATATATACCTTATTCCTGAGAGAGATGGAATTAAAACAAAATTAAAATTTTCTTCTAAACTTATATAAGGATCTTGAATCCTATTAAAATCTGCTATTACTCAAAACAGATCTGGTCTACCATAATATTTAAGGGCTAAAGAGTCAAGTGTATCTGTATCACAAACCATATGAATAACATGCTCTGTGTTAGAACTTAAATTATTAGTTATACCATAAACATATTTCTTATCGTCTTTGTGATAATAATATGGAAATGTCGCATAACGTGACGTGTAATCATAAAACTTTTTTGATTTATTAATTAATACATCCATTATTCTACTCCTGTATGCGGAATCTTAAATTTTGTAGTAGAAATATTTTGTTGTTTTTGCTGAGGAGTTTTATTAGTTTTTTCTACTGTATTAGCCTTACTTGTACCTGCTTTAGAATTTGTATTCTTAGTTGTATTAATATTCGGTGCTTGTGAAGTATCTTTATAGATACCATTCTTAAATGTTTTTACCAATCCTCTAAATGATCCCTGTTGAGCAACATAATCAGCATCATATGGCTCAACTTCTGAGACAGAAAATTGAACATCTATCAATGCATACTTCCCATCGGATAAAACAGGTTTTGTATAAGTAACAGTTATTCCGCTTGTTACAACTCCTTTTATAAATATATTATTCTCAAACCTAATTGCGACCATTGGAGGTATAACAGTCTTGGCTCCAGATGAATATTCATTGTATTTAGGAAGAGCAATTGCTTGAAGATATTTAATTAATGTATCGACATAGTCATCACCAGAAAAATCAACAACATTATCTTTTAAGTTGCTGACATTTCTATTAATATCATTAAGCATGTCTCTATGAAAACGTAAGTTAACAGAAACTGTTCTTGGACCAGAATTTTGATATGAGAATACTGGAGCAGTTCTAGCTAAAGCATTTGTAGAAGAAAAACTTGTCACCATGTTATCTGTTACAGACTCAGGACAATCTGGTAAAACACAAAATTTATCTAAATGATATAAATAAATATAGTTCTTTATCTTATCCCAAATCATATCTATAACCTCAAAAGAGACTCTACGTCTTTATCCACATAATCTAAAATATCATCATATATATCTATAAATCTCTTTGCTGGTCTAAACTCTTCAATCTCAGACGTATCATTCGCATTATACTTTAGTATTGTATTTCCATATTTAGCAGAGTTACCTTTTGTCTTATCTTGATCTAAGAGAAGCTTATGAATTGAATTTTGCAATTGATTATCTCAGATACCATAATATCCTTTTATACCACTACTCAATTTTCCATACACCTGTTCTTGGACTCGTCCTATGTTCTTTTGAAACATATCAAAAGGAGTTATAGCATTTTCAAGAAGATACTCTACCAATCTATCAGCAAATGGATAACTATTCTCTAAATTTACTTTTAATAAAGATGATTTGCTATCATATATAACTTTTTCATCGCTAGCTGCATCATCATATATCGTTGTATTCACTTGGGTACCATCAACAATATTAGTACAAGATGTGTAGTCTCCTTCTAGCACAACAATAGAAGATTTTACTTCTGAAGGAATTTTAAACAATAAAACTAAATTCTTTTCTTTTGGTCAACAATCTTTAGCACAACTAAATTTAGTAGAATACTTGAAGGGTTGAGTAAATTTAGAACCACTTATAACTTTATATGACTCTTCTATTAAGCTTTCTGGAGTTCCTTCAACAAATATATTACTATAAATAATTGAAAGTAACTCTCATTTAATATTTGAATCAACCGCAATTGTATATTCTTTGTTGAATTTAACAGGAACAATGTAGTAATTATAGTTTATATTGTCTGTATTTATTTCTAATGAATACTTATTGCTCATTTTTTGATTGTAATAGATACGTGAAGGTCTCTTCTTTCCAAAACAATTGTACATACTCATCAAATCTATATGATGATAATCACGTATAAATCGTAAATAATCTCCTAAGTATTCATGTGTATAGTTATCATAAACAGATGATCTCATCTCAAGCTTTTTTGTAACGTTAACCATTGGTCTATTATAGATAAACTCAGCTAACTTTATAAACTTTGACCCATCTCATTTAGCTATCTCATCTTCTTTAATATAAGATCTGTTTTCATATAATACCGTATCATCAGTATATACTGGTATCATAGGTAAATTAAAATTATGTAAGAGTTCTTTTATATGACCTACAACTAAAGTACTATCATCAAAATTATATTTCATATTAACTCCTAAATATTAAATCCCGTAACCGTCGTTCATCCTGTAACTGCCGCTGAAGCCATATTGTTGGTGGCAGATAACGTTAAGACATTTGTATCAATTGATTCTAGTCTTTCTGTGAGAATATCGAGTATAGCAGTAACAGTATCAGTAATTGTCATTACATTTTCTTCGAGTGTAGGACCTTGACTTTCGACAGTAGTAACAGTGCTAGTTAAATCATTTAAGCTATTTGTAGATCCTGATAAAATATCATTTATTCCTGTAGAAGAGACATACATACTTCCAGACACACCCGCATCTGAAATCTTTACAGTTCCACCACTCATCGCTCCGGTTCCTAACTCATTGAACAACCTCACTGCATCATTTCCAATCTTAGCTGAATTAAATAAATCCATCATTGTTCCTGAACTTCCAAACAAGCTCATTAAGATTGGGACAAGCGGAGCATTTGTAGCCGCTATACCGGCCAGCTGCAATGCTGTACCAGCTGCTTTACCTAATAATCCACCTTTTGTTAATGAATCGCCTGTATTATACAATATATCACCTATACCACTCTTGGATATTATATTTGTAATTTCATATGAAAGCAATGTACTTTGTCTAGACGCTATATTAGTACCAAATGATCACAGCATATTTTCCATTGTATTTTTTAACCCGGTACCGAATGTTATGAAATCGTTATAATCACCAAGCAATGTTCCTATGTCAGATGATACTGAACCCTGCGTAGATTTCATATTATTTGCAGCTATGATGTCAGTAATATTTACTCCAAATAAATTTCCTAATTGAGATTTTACAACATTACTTTGATTAGATCCCATTTCTTGCAAGTATGATGCGATACTTGATAACAACACATCTGTTGTTCGGGCATCTAATCCATTGTTAAGCAAAGCGCCATAATCTAAACCAGCTCTAGCCGCACCCATCAAAACTAAATTTGAAATACCTGAACCTAAATTAGAGATATCTCCAGATCCCAATGCATTTAATGCTGACGCTAAACTATTTATAGTAGTACCATTCATACCAGCACTATACATAGAACCTAATCATGTTTGAACTGTTCCTTCAAAATCAACTGCGTCTCTAGCAGACATTGTTGATTGTGAAGTTAACAGTGCTTCTGATACTCCAGTGAATGCTTGTTTTATATACTCAGATGTCTCGTAGTTTTGATTTAAGAATTTTTGTAAGCTATACTCAATAGCCATTCGATTAGATGACAAATCTCTATTTTGTAATCTAATTAATTGAGTAAGTGTTCCATTCTCGGCATTAAAAACCATATCAATATCATTAGCTAATGTCTGTAAAAATGCTCTTTGCTCTACATTATATGTAATACCTGACTTCAGCAATGAGCCAACATTTTTAAATACTTCTTCTTGCCTTACAATATTAGATGTACTGAGAGTACTTTGTAATCGATTCAAAACACTTGAGAGGTTTGTAGATGAACCCGACAAATGAGCAGACATAGACTGTTGTGCTTCTAAATAAGTCTTGAGTGTTTTATCTATAGAATCAGTAAGAGTGCTAGTAGCAGCACTCATCATCTGAATTCTCTTCTTTGCACGAGCTTCCTCCCTTTGGGCATTAAGCTCATTTAGCCTGTCTTGATATTCACTTTCGGACTCATTTTCTCTGCGGCGCTTAGCATACTCATAATTTATTCTATCTGCAACTAACCCAAGAGTAAAATCGCTGAGATCCTTCTCATGCTTTTTCTTTAAGTCATTTAATGTTACTAGTTTTTGTTCAGATATTTTTAATTCAGTACTTGTATTAGCAGGCATTAGTAAATCCTTTTCTTACTCTCATCTATGAGTTCTTTTGCCCTATTAGCATCTTCAATGATAAACTCAATTAAATAATCACGCTCTCTAGGTGTTATTTTGAGTATATCAGTATAGGGCGTATTACAGTTTTTTGCTATCGAATAACATTCTTTAACTATCTCTTTAAATCTATGCGGGCCGTATGGTTCACCATCTGAGTTAAATTGAGGGTCCAAAAAATTCTGAAGTGTAACGAAAGGGAGTATCTAATTCTGCTCCACAGTTGCTACAACGAATATGTAAATTTGTATCTACTCCAATAGAAGAATTCAGCTTGGTAGCAACTCTTGATAGTATATTTGAATCTCTCATTGGAAGTTTCTTAAGAGTTTCTCTTATCATTATAGGATCAACAGGTTCACCATCTACTGTTTCGATAAGAGATTGAAGCGTTAAGAGGATTGTAGGATCTCCAACCATTTCAGGGAATTCTTCCCTCATCTTCTTTGCTTCTCTACTTATTCTATCAATATCTCTAGGAGTTTGAAATCTTAAACCAATTGTGTGACCTGTAGATGGAAGATCTACAGACATTATGTCGAGAAGTGAATCATTGTATTCATTCACCTTCATATCATCTAAATTAATAGTTATATTCTCTGATTCACCGCAATTAGGGCACACAAATCTAAGAGTATAATCTGTCCCATAAGTTACAACTCTAAGTCTATGAAGTAAATATGTATAATCACCTAAACATAAATCATATACAGGAATAGGAAATTTCTTATCTAAACAAGACTCGATAATTTCTGACATCGATTTATACGGATTTTGTGAAGGAGCTAATCTCTTCATTTCATCCTCAACTGTCATAGACCTAATAGTAAAACTTGGATCAAATTTTTTAGAATAAATTTTACCTTTACTTGGTAATTCAAAATCTTCTTTAATTGTTACTGCCATTCTACCTTCCTCTCTGTCTTAATGCTCTTAATGTTTTACCTTCATCATTAAGAATATAGATATTCATTCCTCTAGCTTCTATAGTCTCGAAGTCATCATCTTTCTTTCGAGTTTTTCTATAGATATTACAAAAGCTGACACCATTATCATAAACTCCTGTATCGACTTTATCTATCCCATCGATATATGTAGTAGTAATAATATTGTCAGCCTTATATTCTTTCTGTATTATCATATCTCTGCCTTCCTTTCTATCTTATTTCTAAATTAGGACAAATTCTTTATCCTAATTTAGAAATAATCGACTAACGTCGATTATTATCTATCATCTGGTTTGTGAGGAATTGCTCTGTCAAATACAATTGTACCTGTAACAGTTTTCTTATCAGCGTTATTATTATCCCATCCTGATTCTTGTATCTGACTTACCCAGCAACCTTTAAGTTCCCAATAATTAACTAAAGTATTATCAGGTAAGTATTCAAGAACAACAGCATCTTTTTTGTAGACGTCTGATGAAGGAATAGTATCATCAACTACATTATAAGATAAAGCTTGCCATGCTCTTAAAATTGATTTTCCATCTGCTCCAGCGAAATCATTTATTACTAATTGACCAGGACTGAAACTAGCTTTACCAGCATAGTAAACTGTACTGTTTCCACGATTAACATCAATAACATTTTGCTGGAAATCTGGAACTGAAAAACTTACAACTGAAAAATCAATTACTTCTTGACTATTTGTAAAGTAATCCTCTCTAGCATTAGCATCTCCAGCAACTCTAAGCAAACTGTCTAAACCTTGAACTAAAAATCTGAAGTTATTAGTTCTAATAGGCTGATATGATTTTGGATTATCAGCTAAATGATATGTTCCGAAATGTGTAGTAGCCATTTTCCAATACTCCTCTCATTAAACAGTTTCAGCTATTTCAACTTCTTCATCAGTTAAAATAATATTAATGTCAAATGATTCGACTGCTTCAACTGGCTTTATAGTTAATGTTGCTTTAATTGTTGCCTTTTCCTCGGCTCTCTCTTTTGTCCATTTGTACCAAGAGATACCTCTTCCACTCTTCATTCTATCTAACAAAGAATTAGCAAGTGTTTTGAAATTAATCCACACGATATCATCATTTGGTTCAAATGTGCATCTCATTGCTGTATGGAATATTTGTTTCTTAATGTCACATAATAACATTCTAACATTTAAGAAATTCATATATCTATCATCCTGAGCTATAGACGTCTTACTAACCACTCTATTTCCCCAGATTCTATAACCATAAGTACCGGCATTATAGATTGGATTAACCATAATTTTTAATGATTCGCCTAATTCATTATCTCCTTGGAGAGTATGCATCAAGGCTTCTCCTACATTAAACACAGGTTTGATTAATCCAGGGATAAGACCTCTAATTGTTCCAGCAGCTGCAAATCAATTTGCATTACTCTTAACACTATTTGCATATGCCATTAAATAACCGAAACTAGCTGGCATTGAAATTCTTTGCTGTGAACTATAACTAACAGCAGATGTGTTAAATGTGAACCATGGGAAGAAAGCTGCAGCAAATAAGTCAGCTCCCTCATTGCTATCCTTATAATCATTTTGAATTGAATTGAGTAAATCTTCTTCATCTTCGAAGTAATCTCTAAATTCAATTAAAGCTATAGCATCACCTCTAGATTGAGCTAATTGTCTTATAGTTTCATATGCGATCGCACTAGCCTCAGCACCGCCATCTTTAACGTATGTTTTACCACAATTAGCATATCCGCCAGTTGTAATAAATTTAATATTAAATAAGTTTCTATCTTTAAACTCAGATAAAGCCCCATCACTGATGGCATTTTCTAAAATATCGTATGCAGTATCTTCATCTATACTAGCCCCGATTGTGTGGTTATCAAAAAGAATAGGCTTGATAACAACATTCATTCCTTGAAGAAGGAGTTCATACGCCATTATATATGATCTATCAACAAATTCATCGACAGTAACACTATGAGATCTCGCCCAGGTAGAGAACGTATCAGCATCAGTAAATAAAGTAGATTCTACTTGAGAAACTGTGTAATCATCAATCTCTTCATTAAAGTCTCTGGCGTACAACATTGGAATCAAGACGGTATTCTCGGTAATATCAAATGTGGCTAGCTGGGGAGCTTCAAACTCACGAATTATAATATTAGGCATATTATCCATTCTCTCCTTTAATCTTGTACCTTTATATCTCCACTATATTCAATATTCCAGTTATCCATAAATGGAACACTGAATAAGTAAGCATCATCAATTGTCAATTTAATTGACATTCTTGTAAACTGTCCACTGATTAATCTTTCAGGAATATCAGAATTATCTGATACCGTACTGTTAATCATTAAAGTTGAATCATGGACAATATTTGAATTATTGTAAGGAATCTCTATATGCAAATTAGGATAGTTAATTATATTAAATATAAAGTTCCGTACATACTCATCTGCTTCAGCAAAATATTTACAATAAATATCTAACTGATAAGATAGTCTAATTTGAATACCATTTAATAGTTCTGACTTTTCACAATTAGCTGCTATATGTCCACCATCATATGTAAGAGGCTTTTTAGCAGTGCTTATAATTTCAAAATCACTATCTCTCGATATGGCTATCAATGGTAAGGTAAGAGGCTCATCATTTGTCTGATCAGCTCTTAATTGAAATAATCTTGTTGATTCAGATGGCTTCAATATTTTCATGTTAGGGTCTTTGACCCATTTTTTTATCTTTTCAGTTAAGGCATCATCATAGAATCTAATTGCCATCTAATCACTCCTTATATAGCGAGTCAATATGACTAGCTACAAAACTAAATATTTCGTATATAAGAGGATACCCTCTGCAAGTTCTGTTTCCATAGATTATTAAATTGATAAGAGACTCTACATTCTTACGCTTATATTTCTTATTCTTATCAATCTCAATAGTGTATGAATTAGGTTGCTCTGATATTTTAAGATGACTTAATGCGAATCTAATAATTTCTAGCGAATTAATATCAAACTCTTTATCAATTTCATTAAGCTTTTTTAAATTTAATGAGCCGTTAAATGTTGCTAATATTAATTTAGGTAAATAATCTTCAATAAATTTTCTATTAAAATCTTTTTTATTGTAAATTATTATTTTCATTCTTCAAAATCTCTGCTGCTAATCTTTTATTGTCATCGTCTTTAAGCAAATCTATCAGAGTTTTTTGATCATGATCTTTTGTAGACGAAACATCCCGATTTTTCAACAATTGAGTTATTTCAGCAAGAGTCCTGACATTCCCATCCTTTTCATAGAACGAGTTTAATATTCTTTGATACTCATCCCATTTTTCTTCATCGCTGCCAGGTTCTTTTTTATATTTTTCTATGCTTTGATATCAATAATTCATTATTTGTTTTATATCATCAGCAGAGTATCTATAAATTGAATCGCTAAAAAGAGGATTATCTTCTAAATCTTCAGCATCATTAAGTAAATTTGCAGCATAACAATTATAAGCTTTGACAAACCTATCTCTATTCGCTAAAACATGATCTGCACTAGGATTATTCATGAAAGCAATGAACTCGTTTCCAGGTCTTCCTGCTTCTTCTCATTTAAATGCTTCCATTCATTGTCCAAGAAAATCAATACCTAATCTCTCAAGTGACTGTCATGCTGAACCATCTAGGCCACACATATTAATTAAAAATCCTTTTAATGTTTGTAACTTTGAATTCTCATCAGGATCATTCTCGAACTTATTTTTAACTGACAAAATTGTATTAGAATCAGCTTCATTTAATCTTAGTACTTTCATCTAAAATGCTCCTCGTCTTCCTGATTGAGTAGATTGAAGTCAGTGTTGACAAACATTTCTGTTTCAGCCTTTTCCATAGTTG